ACTTTGACAACTTAATAGACAAGTATTTAGGTAGTCCTACCAATGCTCGTTGTATTAATGGTATTGTTGATATGATATATGGCCGTGGCCTTGAAGCCACGGACTCTGCTATTAAGCCAGAGATGTATACTAAAATGAAGATGCTCCTTAAATCAAGAGAGATTAAGAGAGTAGCCAATGACTATAAGATGCTTGGTCAAGCTGCAATTCAAGTAGTATACAACAAACAAAAGACAAGTATAGTAAAAGTACTACACTTTCCAATGGAAACATTGAGAGCTGAGAAGGCTAAAGATGGCAAGATTAATGCTTACTACTATCACCCTAAATGGGCTGAGATAAAGCCTTCTGATAATCCTAAGAGAATACCCACTTTTGGTTGTGGTAGTAAATCAGACCAAATAGAGCTTTATATATTCAAGCCTTACAGATCTGGCTTTTATTACTATGCACCTGTTGATTATAACGGATGTTTACAGTATTGCTCACTTGAGGAAGAAGTATCTAACTACCATATCAATAACATAAAGAATGGCTTACAGCCATCTTTACTGATTAACTTTAATAATGGTGTTCCTAATGAGGAAACTCAAGAGTTAATTGAAAGAAAGATAATGGATAAGTTTAGTGGCTCTTCTAATGCTGGTAAGTTTATTCTTACCTTCAATGAGTCCGCTGAAACAAAGGCTGACTTAGAGCCAATACATTTACCAGATGCTCACGCTCAATATCAGTTCTTAGCTGATGAGAGTAGAGAGAAGATTATGCTTGGTCACGGTATTGTGTCTCCAATCCTTTTAGGTATTAAAGATAATACTGGTTTTGGTAATAATGCAGAAGAATTAAGAACTGCTTCTATCCTTATGGATAATATTGTTATTAGACCATTCCAACAAGCCATTTTAGATGGCTTGGAGGAGATACTTAATTTCAATAGCATCTTCTTAAACTTATACTTTGTAACATTACAACCAATTGAGTTTACAGAATTAGAGAATATATCTACTAAAGTGAAAAGAGAAGAAGAGACTGGGGAGAAATTATCTTCCCAGGCTAAATTAGACTTCTCTGATGAAGAAGGGGATGACTTGTATGCTCAGTTAGAAGAGATGGGAGAGGTAATTAGCTCTGATTGGGAGCTTATACACTCTGAAGAGGTTACTAACGACAATGAAGAGTTTGATTTAACGGCTTTAGCAGTTACAGAGAGCGATTCTAAGGCATCTGCACGCTCTTCTCAAGACAATGCTGGGTATAAGGTTAGATATGCTTATTCTCCTGTTAGAGAGTCTGCAAAGAGCCGTAAATTCTGTATGCAGTTAGAGTCTTTGACTAAGAAAGAGATTGTATTTAGAAAAGAAGACATCTCACAGATGTCGTTCAGAGGATTAAACAAAGAATTAGGTCACAATGGTCAAAATTACTCTTTATTTAAGTTCAAAGGAGGAGTAAATTGCCACCATTTCTGGGAAAGAAGGGTTTATAAGAAGAAAGTAAGTGCTGATACGGAAGTAGAAGCATCAGATGCAGTAAAAGATGGTTTTAATGAGCCTACAAACCCAAGTGAAGTACCAGTAAGACCTACCGATATGCCGAATAGAGGTGCATATCCTAAAACTAAGTAAATATGGCAGAAAAGGCACTTTTTATAACAATAAACGACCTAAAAAGGAAATCAATCATTGATGGGAATGTTGATGCTGATAAATTAATACAATTTATTGAAGTAGCACAAGATACTCATATACAGAATTACTTAGGAGGTAAATTATACAATAGATTGCAAGCTTTAGTAATATCTGGTGAAATTAGTGATGCTGGTAATGTTAAGTACAAGAATTTGATTGACATTTATATTAAGCCTATGCTTGTTTGGTTTACGCAAAGTGCTTACTTGCCCTTTGCTATGTATCAAGTTAGTAATGGTGGTGTATTTAAACATAGAAGTGAAAATGCTGAGACTATATCTGTTGAGGAGTTAAATTCTATGTTAAACAGAGTAAATGAAACCGCAGAGTTTTATACTCGTAGGTTTGTTGATTTTATGGGATTCTATAGCCAAGACTATCCAGAGTATAATGAGTCTACTAATGGCGAGATGTATCCAGATCGTGATGTAAACTTTCATTCTTGGGTATTGTAATGGAGCAAAAGGAAATTAAAACATATAAGCCTAAAAAGAGTAATATAATAAAGTTAGAAGCTTATTTAAAACAAATTAACAGCAATGGCAAACAGTATAAATTGGGGGATAAGTTACCAAAGTAGTTGGTTTGGAAACACAGACGAAGCTAACGGATGGGGAATTACATATCCAACAGATGCAGATGGTAGTTTCTTACGAGTAGATACTACTTTATTAATGGCTGATAATACTAATATAGAGGCAGACCAAACTAAATATTAAAAATAATAATTAAACAATCAAAAAATGGCACAACAAACAATTAATATCGGAACGGTTGCTAATGATGGTACAGGAGACCCATTAAGAAGTGCTTTCGATAAAGTAAACGACAACTTTACAGAACTCTATGCTGATGATGCAGGAGACGTTAATTCGGTAAACGCAGGAACAGGCATTTCTGTAGACCAAACAACAGGAGCGGTAACAGTTACCAATTCTGAACCTAACGCTACCCACACGGGCGATGTAACGGGAGCAACCGCATTAACAATTGCAGACGATGTAATTGACTATGCTAATTTAGGTGTGGCATATAAAGCAACCTTAGATTTAGGAACTTCTATATCGGGTTCTTACACACTTGATTTTGAAAACTACATTTGGTTTGTGGCTACTATAGATGCGACTACAGATATTGTTATTGAAAATATGAATAGAGGTGACGTAAAATATATGTTAATTACTGGAGATTTTCCTTTAACTTTTACAAATTTTGACAATAGTTTTTTAGGTAAAGTAGTATCAGGAGAGTATGACGGTACTGTTTTTAACCTTATTCAATTAGTTAAGCACACTAACATTATTTACGTTTCAATAGCACAAGTTCCTGTATAATCTAAAAAAAATATAATAATATGAAAGCAATAGAAATTAATGGTGAAATCAAAACTTTCGGAAGACTACCTAAAAGTTGGTCAGATGACAATGGTTTACACTTAAATATGAAAGATGGTTCTGCTTACGGATTTAAAGATGTAGTATATCCTGAACACGATGGCAGAATTGAAGAATTAACAAACTTGCATTTAGACGGAGATGTTTACACTTACGATGTAATTGAAAGGCCAATTAAAGAAACCTTAGCTGAATTAAAAGAGCAAAGAATTAGTGGTTTAAAATCTAATGTAGGAAGTAGATTGTCTTCAACAGATTGGTATATTATTCGTGAAGCTGATAGTGGAGAAGCAACTCCCGCTGATGTAAGAGGTGAAAGAGCTGCATTAAGAACAAAAAGTGATACAATAGAATCAGAAATAAAAGCATTAACTTCTAAGAAAGCAGTTTTATTGTTTGATATTAACCTTTAAATAAAATAATATGGCATTTGGAGCAAGTATTTTAGGATTAGGAGCGGTATCAGGCCCTCAAGTTGGTGATTTTGTAGAGGGAGGAGTTGTTTTTTGGGTTGATGGTAGTGGAGGTGGAATGGTTGCAAGTATAAATAATAGTTATCGTCAATTTTCTTCTTGTAGATATGGGACTGTTACTACTTCATTGGGGTTTGGAGCAGGAGCTGCAAATACCGCTGCTTTATATGCAAATTCTTGTGGTACGGCAGGAGCGACTATTTCATCAGATGCCACTACTTCATCTGAAAATGGATATACAGATTGGTTTGCTCCATCAAGAAGTGAACTTGTTACAGCGTGGCAAGCTGTAGGGCCTTTAAGCCCTCTTGGTAATCTTGCTAATTTTTACACACCAAATAATATTCAGTATTGGAGTTCGAGTACAAGCGGCGGTTCTCCTTATCTTGCGGGTTGGTATGTAGTTTTTGGGAGTACAGGAAATATTCAATATAATTCCACCGACCAAAGAGATTATTATAACTTTAAAAAAATAAGAGCATTTTAAATAAATAAATATGGAATTTGAAAATAGTATTTTAGGATTAGTCGCAGGTGGTGGTGGAGCAGCAAAAACAGTAGCTCTTGTAGCAAATTATACTAATAATTTAATAACTTCTTTTGATATTTCTGACTTAAGTAATCTTGTTGAATTAGGCACTTTTACAAATTCAAATCTTGATGGTTTTCAAAATAATATAATTTTAGTTTAAAATAAAGGGGGTGTAAAAGCCCCCATTTAACTATGGGACTTGACAATAAAATATCATTCATAAGCGGCTTTACTTTTACAGCCCTATCAACTGTATCATTAATGGGAGTAGCACAAGCAGCAATGGTTGGTCTTGTAGGTGGTTTCTTTGGACTATTAGGAAAAGAATTATATTACCTTGTAAAAAAGAAAATAAATGAGAAAGCTAACAGATAAAATACTATTTAAGTTTATAGAATTAAAGCTATGGCTGCACTCTAAAAAGAACGGAACTCCATTTGAAATGTTTCAGTTTGGTTTATTTTGGATGCTTATAATGATTCTAACAAGTATGTTAATTGGTAAGATACTATGAAGTATTTTAAACTTTCTGAGTTTGATAGTCCTGATATGGTGGGAAGTGGCGAAGCTATGGATAAGGAGTTTTTAAGTAGATTAGACCAAGCACGCTCTTTATGTGATATACCATTCAAAATTACATCAGGCTATAGAACTAAAGAATACAATGAAGGATTATTGGCAAGAGGCTATAAGGCCTCAGCCAATTCTTCACATCTTAAAGGTTTAGCGGCAGATATTGCTTGTACTAATAGTGCTGCAAGACATATAATAGTAAGTGCATTATTAAAAGTAGGTTTAAACAGAATAGGTATTGCAGATACGTTTATTCACGTTGACAGAGATCCGTCTAAGGTTGCTAATGTAATCTGGACTTACTAACTCTTAAACACAGTAGCCTCTTAAACACAGTACCCTAAATGACAGATAAGAAACCATTCAGAGACACTAAGCTTGGAAAGTTCCTTTTGGGAACTGCACCAAGCATTGTTGAAACTATAGGTGATGTATTACCAGATAAAGGTATATTAGGCATTATAAAGAACCTAATAGACAAAGATGGTAATATGTCTGCTGATGATAAGATGGAGGCTCATAGACAGCTTGTAGAGCTGTATGAGCTTGAAGTAATGGATAGAGACTCTGCCAGAGATAGAGAAGTAAACTTAAGAAAGTATGGTACTGATTGGATGTTTAACGCTACAGGGATTGTAGGTTTACTTGCATTTGCTTTCTTAGTTTATACTGTGGTTACTACTGAAGTACCAGAGTCTAATAAAGAAATCTTTATACATTTATTAGGTATTGTAGAAGGTGTTGCACTCAGCATCTTTGGTTACTACTTTGGCTCTGCTGTAAAGCAGAACAAAGAATAACATAGTTATCCCCTATACAGTTGGTTCTTTATACTGGGCTGCCTCGCTGTAGGCTCGTCAGCTGCTTTGCTGCATTCTATTATTATATAGGCGAAGTTACAGGTTTTATTTTTAATAATCAAGTCCTTTACCCATTTATTTATTAACAACTGTTGAAAACTATATTATGTATATATAAGGTATATGTGTATATTTGATGTATGATTAATAAGGAGGAAATATTAAGAATAGCGGCAGACTATCAAAAGACAGTTCTTGAAAGAATTGACCAACTGTTATTTGAAGATGCTAATATGTATACCAACTTAGGAAGCAATAGTACTAAGGCAGAGAAAGAAGAGGTAAAAAAAAACAGTAGAGCAATTTACAGAGCGATTAAGGACTTAGATGAAGCCACAGGTAAGTTGCTATTGCAACACCAAGATGGATACTAAGGATTTAACACCAGAGGAGAGAAAGAATATTGAAGGTCTTAATTACCTTACTTGGGATATGTTTGATAGTCCTGGAGAACCAGGAAGCGGATATAACTTTATGGAAAGGGAGCCAGTTCTGATATTAGATCAGATAGTGCATAAGACAAGAAGGTTCTTAAATGTAGAGCTTGGGTACGTTTCCAAGACATATGCAGATAAGAATAGTTTTCCAACTAAAGACAGCCATAGAGTTGGAAAGGCAGTAAGACTAAGAATAGTTGGGCCACGCAAAAGAATGGCTATTATAAAAGAATTAATACTCTTCGGAGTTGAACGTATAGCAGTAGACAGAGAAACAGTCTACTTTGATACAGATGATCTCAAACCCCCACAGTTTGCCTTGTGGACTTGAATTTCCCTTTTTCCCTTGTTATTGTTAGTGATGGCCCCTCTTTACGGAGGGGCTTTCTGTTTTATAAATGTTAAAGTTTTGTTAAAGGCTTGACTGGTGTTTTATAATTGTATATGTTTGTAAGGTATTAATCAAATAACAATATCAAAATGGAAACAAAATGGCACTTAGGTGAAACTAAGAATTATGACAGGTTCAACTTTGTTGAATCAAACAGAGACATTAACGACTTGAATGTTGACAAGATAGAGAAGTCTATCTTAGAGATAGGAATCCAGGTTCCTATAGTCGTAAACAAAGATTACGAGATAATTGAAGGGCAGCATAGATTTGTAGCTTTAAGAAGAAACAATCTTGTTATACCTTATATAGTATCTTCTTGTGCAGATAAGGGACACATAGCCAAATTACAGGAAAGTAAGAAATGGAGTGCTGAAGATTATTGTAGAAGCTTGTCCACTAAAGGAGATATTGACTGTAAGATAGCTCTTGAGTATGCTGGTAAATGGTTCAAGCAATCAAAAGGTAAGTTCTCAATAATTAAATCCTTAGAGATATTAATGGATGGTTCTGCTTTTTCGGTACTTAAATCATTAAAGTCGCAATCGTTTAAAGTTAATATTGATGTGGCTGAGAATGTTTATGATGCTATTGATATTATGAAGGATTATGAAAATTCAGCAAGTCCCTATAATAACAGAATATCAAGATCACTAAAGAAGATATCCTATCAATACGGAGGACTTAACCTGAAAGCTATAAAGCATATGGCTAAGTATAACTACATAACTTGTTATGGAAGCGAAGGTGAGACAAGAAAATACTTAGAAGATAAATATAAAAAATCATTAAGCAAATGCAAAAATTAGTTGAACCGTGGTGGGATTTAGGATTGAATCCCATCACAGGAATGAGAACAGAGACAAGAGGTGATAGCCGTAATGGTACAACTCAAGACGAAAGAAGATACAGCAACGCATATCCAGTATTAGAAATTAAAAGCAAATGAAAACACCAATGCAAGAAATGATTGAGTTTATGAAAGAAAAACTCAAAGAATATACTTTGCACTATAATACACACCCTTCTAACGGTGGCTTGATAGCTATTAGAATGTCTCAATTTTATTTAGAAATAGCAGAATCAATGCTTGAGAAAGAAAAAGAAGTTATGTGTGAGTTTCAATCAATAGGTCAAAACAGAGATTTTTGGGTAAACTATTACGATAACGAACAGTGTTTTGACCAAACCTTTAACACCAAAGAGATATGAAAAAACAACCTTACAGAATAACAATAGAACAGTACGAATATAAGTATTCAGTAGAAGTAGACCATTCAGACATAGACTTTACAGAATATATAGACCTTTTAAGAAAAATAACCTTAGCGGCATCTTGGGGCACGGAAGCAGTAGAAGAATTTTTTGACGAGTAAAACAATAACATTATGAGCCACGATTTATTAAGTTACAAAGAAGCAAGAATTGAAGCACTACTAAACAGAATAGAAGAGCTTGAATTAAAGAATGAGAAGCTTACCACATATGTGTTTGAATTATGTGAT